TTCCAATAAAGGTTCTTCAATAAAATTTAACAAAATGCTTGCTAACACTAAGAAATAACTGTTATAATATAGGAGTAGTTTACTTTATTCGCTATGCCTATTTGGGAAATCACAGATCTAAACGGAAACTCTCATTCCGTTGATCTTTCTAAAACTTCTATTAATTCTATTGATGATGTTAAAGCTGAGTTCAAAAAATTTGATGAAAAAAAGAAAGCTAACAAAGGAGGTAAAAAATAATGTCAGCTTATCTATGTTCAGACGATACTCTTAACGCACTATCTACCTATTGGTTTATTAAAAGTGGTAAAACTTGGGACGATACTTCTAAATCTCAAGCTTTTAAAAGAGCTTTGAGAATTGTTGAAAAAGAGTATTTTTATAAAACTAGATCCGTTTCTTGCGAAGATCCTCTAAAACTTTATGCTGATTTTCAAAAGTATATTGATGAATCCTATGACGATCTTTTAAAGAGTTCTAATAATGATTTATACGAATTAGTTTTTGATACCCTTTTATTAGAAAATAAAAATTCACTTAATGCAAGATATTCTAACCCAACAGATATGTTCAGAGATTCCTATATATATAGGCTTTCTAATTGTGTTGTTAATTGGATCGAAAATAATCAAAGCGGTTATTTAGTCGGAATAGTCAACAATTATGATTATCAATCTTGTGAACATCCCAACCATGAAAATTCTCTAGGTTATGCAATCCTTAATCAAATTAAAGATTATCTTTTAGAAGATATGAAACTTGGGGAAATTTGGGACTTCAACGAACAAAGATTTATTGCTCAAATGGAAAAGGTCGCAAAATGAAAAAGTACATCACTCGAATTTATAGAGGTGATTCTATAGACTCAATCGAAAAAGCTGATCAAGAACATATGAGACTTATTAATTTAGGTTATAAAGTTAATAAAACATATGATTTTCTTTTTTCTTGTCAAATGAATTACGAACTCATTTCTTAATTTCTTTTCACATAACACTACTTACGAGGTATTATTTATTTAATACCTCTTTTTTTATTGCAATGTCAGATAAAGACTTAGAAAGAATTAAATCTATATATGGCAAACGTAATCCTAAAACTCATATTGAGCAACGTTGTCAAAGACTTTATACAAAACAATTAGACGGTTTATCCACTCGTCAATTAGTTTTACAACACGCTCAACGAGAGGGCATCGCTGAAAAAACAGCATGGAGTGATTGGAAACGCGTAACCGAATGGAACTCACAAGATTTAGCGAGGGATCGCGAGGATATACTCTCTCGTTTGCATAGTATGAGACAAAGATTGTTTAATGCCGCATTAAAAAAAGGACAATTACAAACAGCACA